TTAAAAGAGTTTCAACATCAGATTTTGTTTAATAAATTTATGAACAACTTACCACATATTTTATGGTCTGCGTCAGTAAGTGGTGTTAACTTACCGAAGCCTACTGCGATGAAAATCAAATCAATGGGATATAAAAGAGGACTTCCTGATATAATGATTTTTGAACCTCGTGGTGGATATTATGGACTTTTTATTGAAATGAAGAGGAAAGGCGGAAAACCTACTGAAGAACAAAAATTGTTTATAGAAGAATTAAACAGAAGAGGATATAAAGCGGTTATTTGTTATGGTTTTCAAGAAGCGATTGAAGTAGTGGAGGAATATTTTAAACTATGACAGATTTAGTTTGGCATACAGAAAAAAGAAAAGTCAAAGATTTAAAATTGTTTGAAGGTAATCCTCGTAAGATGACAAAAGAACAAGCGGAACAACTACTAAAATCATTGAAAAAATTTAATCTTGTTGAAATACCGGCGATAGACCAAAATAATAGAGTTATAGCAGGTAATATGAGAATACAAGCGTTGAAACAATTAGGTAGAGAAGATGAAGAAATTGAGGTTAGAGTGCCGAATAGACCATTAACAGAAGAAGAAGCAAGAGAATATTTATTAAGAAGCAATAAGAATGTTGGTGAATGGGATTGGGATTTGTTAGCGAATTTTGACAAAGATTTATTAAAAGAAGTTGGTTTTAATGAAAAAGAATTAAACTTTTTTGTCAATATAGGAGACCTAGAAATTAAGAAAGAAAAAATTAAAAAATATAAAGTTTTAGAATTGTCAGAAGATTTATTAAATTTTGAAACTGATAATAAATATGATATACCAAAATTGAGAGAAGATAGATTTTTAACGACTATACCAAATAATATCAAAATTGATATAGCTAGTAAAGAAGGTGCTACTGGTAATTTAGTTTTATTTTCAAGAAGAAAGTATTATAAAGGTGATAAATCAAAAGCATTGTTATGTTTTTATGAATGGGATGAAAAATTTGATGTGTTTTGGAAGGATACTAAAAGAATAGCAGAAGAAATTTTACACGACAATTGGATGGGAGTTATTACTCCGAATTGGTCTTTATATCGTTCAGACCCAATCGCTTTTCAGATTTTTAATGTTTTTAGAAGTAGATATATAGCAAGATATTTACAAGAATTAGGAATAAAAATTATTTCGGATGTTAATTTTTCAGATGAAAGAAGTTATGAATTTTGCTTAATGGGAATACCGAAAAATTTAGATTATATTTCAATACAAGCACAAACATTATATACAGATATTGATTATTATTATTTAAAAAAAGGGATTAAATACATATTAGAAAATCTTAATCCTAAAAATGTTTTAGTTTATACAGCATCAGAAAAAGTTAAAAATATACTAGGGCAATTTAGAAATGTAAATTTTATTTTTATTAACACTATCGCTAATGAAAGCAAAAAGAAACTTTAACTAAAAGGAGGTAATTAGTATGAAAAAGATAATTGGTTGTGGTGGAGGCGGTGGTGGAAGAAGAAAAGGAAGAAGAGAAAGAGGAAGAGGTAGAGGAAAAGGTAGAAGAAGATAAAATATGAAACTTATCCAACAGCGTGGGACAATGGATTGTGGAATTGCCTGTGCGGCAATGTTTCTAAACATATCTTATGATGAAGCGAACAGATTAGACCCTAACCCAACAGCGGAAAGAGGGTTATATGTTCGCGAATTTTTGGAAATATGTAAAAAAAAAGGTATAAAAGTTAAAGTTAAAAGACCACACCCTTTGCCTCTAAAAAGTTGTTATTTACCATCTGAATGCGCTTTAATAATAAGGAAACCTAATAAAACATTTGGGCATTACATTTTTTTTGTAAATGGTTATATTTATGACCCTGAATATAATAAAAAAGTTCATATAATAAAATATAAAAGAAATTGGTGGCAAGTAATAAGAATTTTTGTAAAAGTAAACCAATGAAAAAAGACAGGCAAGACAAAATAAAAAAAGCGATAATTGAGATGTTAGAACAGGGACATTTTATTTCTTATACTTGTGAGAAATTAGGAATAGCGAGGGATACATTTTACAGATGGCTAGCAAAAGATAAGAAGTTTAAAGAAGAAGTAGAAAAAGCACAATTAAGCCGTATAAAGATTGTAGAAGATAGTTTATACAAGAAAGCGATTGAAGGTAATCCTACTTGTATTATATTTTTTTTAGTCAACCAAGCACCACATAAATGGAAAAACATACAAAAAGTAGATACGACAATAGAGAGTAAGGATATACAGATTGAGATAGTGAAGGTAGTATCAGATGAGAACACAGATAAAAAACAAACCTAAATCATTATGTTTTTATTGTGGGAATAAAAGTTGCAAATTAAGGGATTATTATTTGAAAAATGAAGGTAAGGTAATAGTTGAATGTAGAAATTTTGAGAAAATAAAGAAAGATGATGAAAATAAAGTTAGAAGGGACGAGAGTGTTTTTTGAGAATTACAATTCAAAAAAGCCAGTGATTATAAACATAGGTGGAGCAAGAAGTAGTAAAACGTATTCTATTTGTCAAGTATTTTTGACAAGGTTTTTAAATGAAAACAACAAGAAATTTTTGATATGTCGTAAATCATTACCTTCATTGAAAAAGAGTGTGTTGATAACTTGGCGTGAGTTGTTAGAAAAGATTGGACCGATAAAAGATTTGATAATTGAGAATAAGCAAGAGTTATCGTTTAGGTTTAAGAAAAACCTTTTATTATTTAGTTCAATAGATGAGAAAGAAAAAATAAAATCAACTGAATTCAATTATATTTTTATGGAAGAAGCGAACGAGTTTGAATATGAAGATTATAGGGTTTTAAAGATGAGATTATCCGCACCACATAAAGAAGGTGAGATAAATCAGATTTTTTTAGCGTTAAACCCTGTAAGATGTTGGGTTGATGAAATAGTAATACCAAATGAAAATTGTGATATAATAAAATCAACTTATAAGGATTGTATTAAATTTTTACCAAAAGATTATGTTAAAGAACTTGAAGCATTACAGTATATAGACAAAGAATACTGGATATTGTATGGATTAGGTGAATATGTAAATTTATCAAATATCATTTATACAAACTATAAGTTGATTGATGATGAAATTTATGAAAACCTGAATGCAGATGAGATTATTTACGGGCTTGATTTTGGTTTTAATAGTCCATCTGCTTTAGTTGAGATAAAGGTTAAGGATAATGTTTTTTATTTGAAAGAATTGGTTTATCAGACGAATTTAACAAATCAAGAGTTGATAGAATTGCTAAAAGAAAATGTTTTGAAAGGTAAACCTATATATGCTGATGCTGAAGAAACGAGTAAGATTGAAGAAATATATAGAGCAGGGTTTAATATATTACCATCAGTAAAAGGGAAAAAGAGTGTTAAATACGGGATTGATTTTATTAAAAGGTTTAAATTACTAATAACAAAAAGTAGCACAAACCTTATAAAGGAAATAAAATCTTATAAGTGGAAAGTTGATAAAAATGGTAAGATTTTAGATGATCCAGTGAAGTTCAATGACCATTTGATGGATGCGATGCGGTATGCGATTTATAAACATTATAAAGATAAGATAGGATATGATTTTAAAAATAAAAATGTTGAAAATTTGGTTTATTCAGAAAAAATAACACATTATGATAATCTTTATTGAAGAGGTAAAGAAATGAAAGCGTTAGTTTATGATTTTGGTTTATGTGTTGAACACGCTCACAGGTTGTTGGGGAATAAGATTGATACAGTATATTATTATGTGCCTTGGCAGGATGCGTTCCCAAGATTTTTAAATGCGTTGATAGGTAGAGGTTATGAAAATGAAGGGTTGTTAAGGATAGAACGGTTTTGGGATTATGTGGACAAAGTTGATATAATAGTAGTTTTTGACACTTACTTAGGCGATTTAGTTCATTATTTGAGAGATAAAGGTTATCTTGTTTTTGGCACAGGACAAGAAGAGATTTTAGAAAATGACAGGTATTATGCAAAAAAACTTCAGAAGAAGTTAGGATTACCAACACAAGATTTTGAACGAATAGTAGGATTTGAGAAATTAAAACAATACTTAAAAGAAAACAAAAACAAAGTTGTTAAATTAAACACTTATCGTGGTTCATTAGAAACATTTACTCATATTGATTATAAATCGTCAGAACCATTGTTAGAACATTTGGAAGTAGAATTATCAGTGGCGAAAAATTATGTTGAATTTCTTGTAGAAGATTTTGTTGGAGTGATAGAACCAGGAACTGATTTTTATGTTGTGGATGGAAAATATCCTGATAAAGTGCTTTGGGGTATAGAGAAAAAAGGGTCAGGTTATGTTGCAAAAGTTGAAGATTATAACAATATACCAAAAGCGTTGAAAGATATAACTGATGCTCATAAAAAAGTTTTTCAACAATATAAAGCAAGAACTTTTTATTCAACAGAAGTAAGAGTTGATGAAAAAGGAAGAGGTTATTTGATTGACAATACTTTGAGAATACCGATGCCTTGTCCTTCAGCTTGTGAATTGGTAGCATTTAAAAATTGGGATGAGATAATAATAGAAGGTGCGAAAGGAAATTTAGTTAATCCTGTTATTGATGAAGATGTTAAATATTTAGCATCAGTAAGTTTAGAGAGTGATTGGGCGGATAATCATTGGTTAGCAGTGGAAATACCAGAAGAATATAAACAATTTATCAAGTTTAGAAAACATTTAAAAGATGGGGACAAATATTATGCTATACCAGGTTTTGGTTCAATTTGTGCTGTTGTAGGTTATGGAAAAACATTAGATGAAGCGATTGATATGGTAATTAGGATAGCAGAACAAGTTAAAGCGTATCAAATAGAATACAATTTTACAGGGTTACAACAGATAAAAGAAGATATTGAGAAAGGAGAGAAATTAGGTTTAAAATTTTTTTAGATAGGAGGTAGGCTTTATGAGCCTTTTAACAGCAATAAGACAAAGATTAAAAAAGTTAGAACCGACCAAACCGTATATTGATGTAGAATTTGCGATAGATGAGAGTGCGATATATAAAAGATTGAAATTAGTGCCGTATGTCCCTGATGAATTAATAAGAAGAAAAGGGATAAAGATTTTTGAAGAGATGATGCGAGATGAAGAAATATCTTCTTCAATAGAAGCATTGAAGATAATGAGGTTATCAAGTGGTTGGGAAATAGAGCCAGCAAGTAATAGTGAAGAAGACCAATTTGTAGCAGATTTTGTTAAATATAATCTTGAAAATGTAGAAGGCAGTTTTGAAGCAGATTTATTTGAGATAATGGGTGCGTTAGAGTATGGTATTTCAATATCAGAATTAGTTTGGGAATTAATCAAGAAAGGAAAATATGCAAATAAAATTGGTTTGTGTGCAATAAAATCAAAAAATCCGAAATATTTCAATATTTATACTGATGATTTCGATAACATTTTAGAGAACGGTATCGTTAATATTTCAAGTGTTGATTATGGTAGGCAATATCCTGTTGAAAAGTTTGTTATATATACTTTTAGAAGACAATATGAAAATGTTTTTGGTATATCAAGAATAAGAACCTTATATGATGTTTGGTATTTTAAACAATTATGGTTGAGGGCTTGGGGTATATATCTTGAAAAATTTGGTCATCCGATACCTGTAGCAAAATATCCTATAGGTATTGATAAAGAGTTGAAAGAAAAAATTTGGGAAGTGATAAAAACAATAAAATTAGAGACAGCGTTGATGATACCACAGAATTTTGAAATTGAAATGAAAGAAGTATCCGCAAGAGGTGGAGATATGTTTAAGTCAGCAATTGATTATTGTAATACACAGATTAGAAAAGTTATTTTAGGACAAACATTAACTTCAGATACAAGAGGTGTTGGTTCTTATGCTTTAGGTAGAGTTCATTTTGATATTCTTTTGATGTATTTAGAGCAATTAGGTAGAGATGTTGCAGAGAAAGCAGTTAATCAACAGATTATTAAGCGGTTAGTTGATTATAATTTTAAAGTTGAAGATTATCCTAAATTTAAGTTTAAATCATTGGTTAAACAGGATGTAGAGAAAATAATTGATAAGTATTATCAAGGTGTGCAAGCAGGGATCATAAAACCAATAGAAGAAGATGAAGACAGGTTAAGAGAGTGGTTAGGATTACCTAAAGTAAAACGGGAAAAGATAGAAATTGAGAGACAACCTGAACCTGCAGAAGGTATGGTAGAGTTTGTAGAAGAAAGTGAATTAAAAAAGATATTCACAGGGACTGATAGAAAAAGGTTTACAAAATATGAAGAAAAAGTAGATTTTGCAGAAATAAAATACCAAATTGAAACAGGGACGGAAGAGTTGAATAAAAAAATAGCAGAATTGATACAAGATGGTGTTGGTGAAATTTTGAAACAGACACAGAAGTTAAAAATATTGGAAAACAAAAATTTAGAGTTGTTAGAAAAAATAGTATTTCCAACAACAGGTGATATTAAAAGGTTGTTCAATGAATGGTTGAAACGGATTTTTGAAACTGGAATGTCAATAGCGAGACAAGAAATTTTGAGGACAAAAAGAAAATATAATGAATATGTTAAATTTCAATTAGAACTTGATTTAAGAAAAATAAAACCTGAAGAAGTGTTAGATTATCTAGACAAACACGCATATGATTTGGCAGGCGATATAAAAGATTATATTTTGAATGAATATAGAGATATTTTGAAGAATGTGATCTTAAGAGGTGATGATATAAAGACGACGATGGGAGCAATAGATAAAGTTATAAGAGAATATGTAAGCAGTGGTGTATTAGAAGAAGCGGTGCCTGGATACAGATTAGAAACGTTAGTAAGGACAAATTTAAATCAAGTTTTTAACATGGGTAGAAGACAATTTTTTGAAAGTCCTGAAGTTAGTGGTTATGTATTAGGTTATCAATATTCAGCGATACTTGACCCGAGAACAACAGAAATTTGTAGATGGTTGGATGGGAAAACATATCCGATAACAAGTGAAAAATTAGAATTGTTAACACCGCCAGTTCATTGGAATTGTAGAAGTATACTAGTGCCGATAACAGTAGATGAAGGAGTAGAAGAATGGGATGATAAATATCCACCAGCGAGTTTGTTAGAAAAAATTAAAAAGTTTAAAAAGATGTAAAAATGATAATATATTATGATAGAGATTTAAAACAAAAAAGAAACAAAGAAATCATAAAGTTGTGGAATAAATTGAAGAAAGAAGGTTGGTTGAACAAAAATATTATAATGTTATTATCGGAAAAGTTTAAGATTAAAGAAAGAGCGATTTATTATATACTGAAAAATACTGCAAAATAATGGACAAAGTTAGAGAAAAAGATTTATATAGTAAAAAAGAGAAATAAAATTTAAAATTAGTATTAATTGAGAAAAAATATGGCAGAACCTACTATTCAAGATATTCATATAGACAAACCTTTAGAAAATGTTTCGGTTAAAGTGAAACAACAAAAGAGAAACAAGATTGAAAGTGTGCCTATATTTCAATCAGGGACTTGGAAAGGACAAACATACACAATAGAAGATTTAGATGAGATTGTCAGGAATACAAATGCTCTTATCAAAGCAAGATTACACGAACCGCCGATAAAGTTGGGACATAATGAAAATCAAAAGAAGTTGTTAGAAGAGAGTGGTTTACCAGCATTTGGTTATGTTGAGAAGTTATATAGAATTGGAGATCAGATTTTTGCTGATTTTATAGATGTGCCTGATAAATTAATTGATTGGATAACATTACGGCATTATGATAAAGTTTCATCAGAAATTTACCTTGATTATGAACATCCAAAAACAAATGAAAAAATAGGTAAAGTATTACGAGCAGTAGCGTTGTTAGGAGCAGATATACCAGCAGTGAAGGGTTTAGGAAGCATAATGTATCACAAAGAAGACAAACAAAAAATTAAAGTGATAAGTTTTGAAGATAAAAATTTAGAGGAGGTAAATACTATGATGATAAGAAAATGGACAATAGATGAAATTAAAAGAGTATTACCTTGTTGTCTTGATTTTGTTAAGAAGTATATGGAAGAGAAGAAAAAAGATTTTTTAGATGGTGATGAATTAGCGATGGTGTTAGCAGAGAAGAGGTTTCAAGAAGCAAAAGAAGGTGATAAAAAAGAAGAAACACAACCTGAATGTCCTGAAGGATATGAATGGGATGCGGATTTAGGCAAGTGTGTTAGGTTAGATGAAAAACAAGAAGATAGACCAGTATGTCCTAAAGGATACAAATGGGACGAAGAACAACAGAGATGTGTCCCTATAGTAGAAGAGAAAAAGAAGGAAAAAGAACAACCAGAAGACAAAGAACAAGTTGAGAAAAAAGAAGAAGTTAAAAAGTTTCATATAGGTTATACTTTATTAAAAGCATTGTTAGACAAATTAGGTATTGAACTACCTGAAGATGAAGAATTACCCGAAGATGTTGATGAATATATTGGACAAAAGATGAAAGAGAAAAAAGAAGACGGTGATGAAGTAAAAATTGAGATAACTTCTGATGAAGAAGAAAGTTTTTATAAAGATTTAGAGAATTTAGCGAAAGTTGATAAAGAAGACGAAATTAAAAAGTTTCAATTACCAGGTGGTGAACCAAGAGGTTGGACAAAAGAAAGTTTTAAAAAAGCGTTTGAAAGTTTAGGTGGAACATTTACAGATTGTGTTGAAGCAGTAAAAGATAGTGTTGAAAATCCTGAAAGATTTTGTGCTTGGATGAAATATAGAGCAACAGGAAAATATCCAGGAACTAAAGAATGGAGAGCAGAAGAAAATGTTGTTAAAAATACTGAAGATAATCCTGAGATGAGAGAATTGAAAAATAAGATAAAAGAATATGAAAATAAGTTATTTAAAGAAAAACTTGATGAGTTTGTAAAACAAAACAGAAATGTTTTATTACCAAGATTTGATAGTTATATTAAAGCGTTTACTGAAGGATTAAGTGATAAGATTGTTAAGTTTGAAGACAAAGAAGTTGATTTAAGAAAACTTTTCCTTGACTTTTTAAAAGATATAGTTGAGAGTAAGATGGTGAAATTTGGTGAAATAGCGAAAACTCCAAAAGAAGATTATGAAAATGTTGAGATAACAGATAAAGAAAAAGAACAATTTGTTAAAAAATATAGTGAAATAAGGCCAGGTATTGATGTAAGAAATGTTGAATTAGCAATTCTTGCAGAAAAAATAGAACAGACAGAAAAAATACCTTATAAAGAAGCGTTAGTGAAAGCATATGAAATTTTGAACAAAAAGGCAAAATAAGAGGTTAATACCTCTTTATGATTTTAAAAAAATTTTTGACAAGGAGGTAAAAAAATATGTCTCAACAAATAATATTAGGTAAAATAACATTAGTAGCAGGAGAAGATTTATCAAACAAGATGTATTATCTTGTAAAACTTAATAGTAATGGAAATGCTGTTTTATGTGGTAATAATGAAGTTGCGATAGGGATACTTGATGGTAAACCAAAAACAGGTGAAAGAAGTGCTGTAAATATTTTAGGGACTTCACAAGTAGTAGCAGGTGGTTCAATACCTGTAGGTTCAAAAGTTTTTTCAAACGCTGAAGGTAAAGTAGTAGCTTTACCAACAAGTGCTGGAACTTATAATGTTATAGGTATTGCTTTACAAGGTGCAGGTTCTGATGGAGAAATAATTGAGATATTGATAAGACCAGAAACTGTAGTAATTTCATAATGCTTCCTTTGGAAGTAAATTTTGAATATAAAAAATTTTAGTTAAGGAGGTAAAAAATTATGCCAACACCAACTGTAAGAGAATTACATATAGACCAAGCGTTAACAAATGTATCAATAAAATACCAAAATGCAGAATTGATAGCAGAAAAAATATTTCCTGTAGTGCCAGTTCAAAAGGAAAGCAATTTAATATTTATTTATGGTAAACAAGATTTTAGGTTGGAAAGTGATATAAGAGCACCAGGTTCAAGAGCAAAACAAGTAGAATGGAATATTGAAGGGACAGCAAGATACGCAGTTGTTGAACACGCTTATGAGATGCAACTAATAGATGAAGTAAGAAATAATGCTGATAATCCTATTAAATATGATGAAGACAGCACAGAATATTTGACAAACAAAATAAAACTCAATCTTGAAAAAAATGTTGCTGATGTTATCCAAAATGAAGTAAATTATGATAGTGGGAATGTTAGTGAGGTTTCAACGAAATGGAATAATTATGCAAATTCTGACCCGTTAGCTGATATTGAGGCAGCAAAAGAGGTTGTAAGAAATAAAATATTTATGTATCCGAATACTCTTGTTATCAATGATTACACATTTAGAGTTTTAAGACGTCATCCTAAACTGCTTGATATGTATAAATATACTCGTGGTGGGGTGTTAACTGTTGATATATTGAAAGAACTTTTTGAAGTTGAAAATCTTTTAATAGGTGGATCAGGGTATCTAACAAGCAAAAAAGGAAAATCTGATGAAATAGGCAGAGTTTGGGGAAATAATGCGATATTATTGTATGTTTCTAAAACACCTGGTATTAAACAATTGTCTTATGGTTATATTTTCAGGATAGCAGGATTTCCGCTTGTTGAGAGATGGAGAGATGATGCGACAAGAAGTGATTGGATAAGAGTATCAGACAAATACGATATAAAAGTAATTGCTCCTGTAGCAGGTTATCTTTTGAAGAATGTAATTGAATAAAGATTAGACACGGGGGTGGTTAAAATTCCACCCCCGATTTTTTTAAAACTTATGGGTAATTATATTTCTGTATCAGATATAAGGGCGGTTCCATTAAAAGATCGTTTGATGAAAGCGAATTGGAGTGATAATGATATTGAAGTTGCAATAAATGAAGCTGAGAGTTATATTGAAGGAAGATTAGTTAAAATAGGTTATTCAAGAAATCAACTCCAAAGAAGTCAACTTGTCAAAACATTATGTTTAAATTATTGTCGTTATGTTATATTACGAGATATTTATACGATGATGTCTCCATCTACTTCAGCAGGTGAAGAGTATACTAAATGGAAAGAAGAAGTTGATAAAATCTTAGATTTCATAGAAAAAAATAATATTAGATTAGTTGACAAAGATACAGGCGAGTTATTAGTGCCTGAGAAAAGAGAAATTGAGATAAAAACGACAACAAAAGATGTGCCGAGAGCTATAAGTATGGGACCTAATTATGAATGGAGTATAAGTAATGAATATTTTAGTGATGAGATAACGAACAAAAAATGAGATTAGAATATGATAAAAAACAATTAGAAGAAACAAAAGAGCGTGTTAGAAAACAACTTGAGTTGATAAAAAATGTGAAAGGTCTTTTACCGCAGATTGCGACGATAATGTATCAGTCTGTAATGAAAAATTTTAGAGAAGAAGGGACTGATAAACAAAAATGGAAACCGTTATCAATTTCTACGATAATGGGACGACGTAAAGGTAAAGGTGCTGGTAGAGTTAAAATATTACAAGATACCGGTTATTTAAGGACATCAATAGTGCCGAGAGTTGAAGGTGATTATGCGATAGTTGGGACAAATGTTCATTATGCAAGAATACATCAATTTGGTGGTGTTATACCTAAAAGATATGTTGAACCAAAAGAAAAAAGTGCTTTACATTGGGTTGATAAAAAAGGTGAAGACAGATTTTCAAAAGGTCATTGGATAGGACCGACAAGAATACCAGCAAGACCATTTTTGTGGTTGAGAAAAGAGTATCAAGATAGGATAATAAATTTAATAGCCAGATATTTAAAACAACAATGAGTGAAAATGTTAAAATAAAGAAAATATGGAATGCGGTATATAATATTTTAGAAAACGAGCGACAAAATGGTTCTTTGAGTTATATAAAAGCGATTTATCAAGGTGTTAGAGAAGATATTGTAAATTTTCCTGTTATAATTTTAGAACCTGATAGTGAGAGAGAAGAACAACATACAGTGCCGAAACATAAGATGTGTTATTTTACAATTTTAATTTCTTATTTTGATGAAGTGATAAACAAAGATGAACAAATAGTTAGTGAGAGAGGAAAAGGTGTTTTAGATGCTTTAGTTGATATAAAAAATGTTTTATCAAAATACCCTAATTTAAATAATAGTTGTCAAGATTTTAAGATGCCTACTACAAGATTTGTTTTTGAAAATTATCCTTACAGGGGTTTTGAAATAACTTTAGAGACAAGATATATTGTAGAACAAACTCAAAGGTAATGGAGGTATAAAGTTATGCCACTATATAGTATAGAACAAAAAATAATGGGATTAGGTAAAGAAACAACAAGAGGACAACCTGCCTCTCCAACAAAATTTATACCAATTTCTGCTGATAGTATAATTGAATACAAAACAAATCTTATAGAAGATGAACTTGTGCGAGGTATTTTTGAAAAATTTCCGCCTTTTGCTGGAACAAAAGAAGCGTCAGGGACTATAACAATAGATGTTGAAAGTAATAATATAGGAGAATTTTTATATTCGTTATTAGGTGAAGTTTCAACACAAGATATAGACAGTAGTGGTGGTGCTTATCAACATATATTTAAAAGAGTTAGAGGGATAATATTACCAAGTTATACGATATATTTTGATTTAGGTTTAGTAAAAAAGAGGTATCCTTTATCAGTAGTAAAATCAATTACTTTTACAGGTGCAGGTGATAATAGAGTAACTGCGGGAATAAATGTTATTTCAAAAACAGAAGAGACAACAACAGAAAATATGAACCCAATTTGGCAAAATCCAAAACCTTTTATGTTTTATCAAACAAAAATTAAGATTGGTGGTGTTGAAAATTCAATTGTTAAAGATTGGGGATTAACTATAGACAATGGAGCAGTAGGAATAAGAACTTTAGTTGGTTCACAAGATATAAATGATATTATTTCAAATGCAAAATTATCTGTGAATGGAACAATGACGATATATTTTGATAGTGAGACAGAGAGAAATAAATTTTTATCAAATAATCCTTCAGACATAGAAATATTACTTGAAGGTGATGAAATAGAAACAGGGATAAAAAACACATTGAAATTTATATTACCGCGAGTTCATTATACGGCTTATCCTTTTAGTAATGTTGATGGTTTATTAGGTTCTTCAGTATCATTTAATGCTTATTTTTCAGTAGGTAGTCAATATGGGATACAAATTGTTTTGATAAATACAATATCAGGA